CGTGATCGCTTGGCGAAAACCCTAGAGGAAATGCTTTTAGCACAAGCAGGAACCGATCCCGATCTTGTTGAGGGGTACTCTCATTTTAAAAAGACAGCATTAAAGAACATGGTGGACACGCTGACATCTGCTGTTCAAAATTTAAATGATCGTATTGGTATTCTGAAGTCTAACAAGAAGCCGCGAAAGCAGAAACGCAAGTCCCCAGAGTCTCAAATAAAGAGACTCCACTTCTTACAGAGAAGTGATGCTTTTGCTATTGACTCCATCAATCCAGTGGATATCATTGGGGCACAGAGACTGATCATGTACAACACAAAGAACAAGAAAGCCATCCTGCTTATTGCAGTTGAACCAAAAAGCGGACTTGCCGTAAAGGGGTCAACCATTATTGGATTTGATTCAGCAAAGTCTTTTGAAAAGACTATCAGAAATCCTGATGAGTTTCTGAAGAATCAGAATGACTGCCGAAAGACAGTTGTTACTGCTATTCGTTACCTTACGGGATTGAAGACTAAGAGTAGCGAACCCACGGGTCGCGTAAACAGTAATTGCCTCATTCTACAGGTACAGTAATGATTCTCGTTGACAACACGCAGGTATTGATGTCGTCTATCTTTGCACAACACAGAGATGTTGCAGCCATTGATGAAGACCTAGTTCGACACATGGTACTCAACACATATCGCATATATCGCAAGAAGTTTTTCCGCGAATACGGCGAACTAGTCATCTGTGAAGACTCAGGCTCTTCTTGGCGGCGGCAGTTCTTTTCCCACTACAAGGGAAAGCGCAGACAAGACCGCAAAGAGAACGAGGCTCAATGGACTCGGTTCTATGAGATAATGAATAAGATTAGGGATGAGGTTGCTCTGCATATGCCTTATCGAAATCTGGCAGTTCAAGGCTGTGAAGCCGATGATCTTATTGCCTATCTTGTAAAACGATTTGCCCCAACAGAGAAGATGCTTGTGTTGAGTGGAGACAAAGACTTCTCTCAACTGCTTATTCATCCAAGTGTGCGGCAGTACGCTCCCCTTCAGAAGAAGTTTGTTGAAGTAGACAACCCCAAGCAGTTTTTGCTTGAGCATATTGTCCGAGGAGACTCGTCTGATGGAGTTCCAAATATTCTATCGGATGATGACTGCTTCATGGTGGAGGACAAACGACAGAAGCCCATCACAAAGAAGCGTATGGATGAACTACTAAACTATTACGCGGAGCATGGAGTGGTGCAAGAAAAGCACCAAGCGAATTGGAATCGAAACAAGACACTTATTGATCTGCTCCATATCCCATCCGAGTACGAAGAAAAAATTGAAGTGAATTGGAATACACCTTTTACACCCTCTCGTAGCAAGATTCTTGGCTACATGATAGAGAAGGGTTTGCGTAACCTTATTTCTGATATTGAGGACTTTTGATATGTTTGAGCGCAACAACCGTGACTACGACAGTAGCGACCCGAACGCAAAGAAGGCTCGTAAGAGTGTGGAGCGAAAGCATAAGAGCAGCCGCCGCCACGATCAGAAAGAAATTTTGAAACGATTTGTGGAAGACTCTAATGCAGGAAAGCGAGAAGATTATGACAACGAAGACCAAGACTAATGTGGTGAAGATTTCCAAGCGAACACTTGATATCCTCAAGAACTTTGCTAGTATTAATTCAGGAATTCTAGTGAACGAGGGTAACAAGTTGAATACCCTGTCGTCCACAAAGAATATCCTTGCCGAAGCAAAGGTGGATGAAACCTTTGCGAAGTCGTTTGCTATTTGGGATTTGAACAAGTTCTTGGGAACCGTGAGTCTGTTCAAGGATCCTGAGTTCGTGTTTGAGGACAACTACATCACCGTGAAGTGCGGAAACTCAAGTGTTCGCTATTACTATTGTGATCCTCGTCTAGTGACTTCCACAAGCAAGAAGATCAGTATGCCGTCCCCTGTGGTGCAGTTTGATCTGAAGTCGAAGGACTTTGCGGAGATCATCAAGGCGGCTTCGGTGCTTCAGGTAACACATCTGTGTGTGCGATCATCGGCAGACGGCAAGCACATTGAACTTGCAGCCACAGACAAGGCAGACAAGACTTCTAACTTCTATTCAGTTATTGTAGGAGAGAACGCTTCAGGTGCCACATTTGACTTTATCTTTGATGTGGATAATCTAAAGATTCTTCCAGGTGATTACGCTGTTGCGATTTCGGAGAAGGTGGTCAGTTCCTTCACGAATAAGAATGAACCTCTGACCTATTGGATTGCCCTGAACGCAGACTCAACATACAAGGCTTAAAGTGATCTCAACTGAAACCGTGAAGGGATTGTGGTGCGAAAAGTATCGACCACAAACCGTTGCTGATTGTATTCTTCCATCCGAAACGCATGACCTGTTCCTGCAAATGGCAGAGCGAGGCGAACCGCAAAATCTACTACTGAGTGGAGGAGCGGGTTGTGGCAAGACTTCTATTGCTAGAGCCTTGTGTAATGATTTGGGTTGCGACTATATTGTTGTGAACTGCTCTGAGGATGGAAACATTGATACTCTCCGCACTCGAATCAGAAACTTTGCGTCCACGGTGTCTCTCACCGAAGGCGTAAAGAAGGTGGTGATATTGGATGAGTTTGACTACTCCAATGCACAGTCCACACAGCCAGCACTTCGGGGGTTCATTGAGGAGTTCTCGACTAACTGTCGGTTCATTCTCACCTGTAATTTCAAAAATAGAATCATTGAGCCGCTGCACTCCCGATGCACCTGTATAGATTTTCGTATACAGCAGAAGGAGAAGGCTCAGATTGCGGTAAAGTTCCTGAAACGAGCCACCGAGATTCTAGAAGCCGAGGGTATTGAGTACGAACCCAAGGTGGTGGCTCAACTCATTACAAAGTATTTTCCTGACTTTCGGCGTACCCTGAACGAACTTCAGCGATATTCTGTGAGCGGAAAGATTGATGTGGGTATTCTTCAGACCCTTGGGGATGTGCAGATCCGCGACTTGGTGAAGCACATGAAGGCAAAGGAGTTTGCCAATGTTCGTAGGTGGGTGGTGGACAATCTAGACAACGATCAGACACGGGTGTACCGCGCAATTTACGATAGCCTGTGTGATACGGTTGAGGGTGGATCTATTCCTCAAGCCATTCTTATTCTTGCAGACTATCAGTACAAGGCGGCGTTTGCTGCGGATCACGAGATTAATCTCACGGCTTGCCTTGTGCAACTAATGATGGAGATCAAGTTCAAGTGACCCATACCCTGAGTGATTATTTAAATGCGATCAATGTTTCAAAGGATCCGCTACTAGACAGTAGCGAGTCTTACACCAAACAGTCGTATCCACCGTTCGTGGTTACCCGTTGTCTGTCGTACTTTCCTGATACCCTGTTCGCGGCAAACGAGATGAATACTCGTCCCCTTATAGATTCAAAAATGCACTTTGACTTCCTGCGGGGAGCAGTTCGTCCCCGTAAGCGGTTCTCCAAGTGGCTGAAGCGGGAGGACGATAGTCGTGTGGCGGCTCTAGTGGAGTACTACGGTATATCTTCCCGCAAGGCGCGAGAAGCCCTGTCTGTGCTGTCTGAAGCCGATCTAGAGGAGATTGTTGCCGCTGTAGATAAAGGTGGACGAAGCAAATAATCTAAATACTTCCATGTGCGGTTCCGAATTATCAGGAGTGAGCAGAACATGGAAGCAGATGAACGATATATTGATCTTGAAACCACTGATCTGCTAGAGATCAGTCTACAGAAACCCGATGACTTTCTTAAAGTCCGCGAAACTCTGACGCGTATTGGCGTGTCGTCTCGCGCAGAAAAGAAGTTGTGGCAATCATGCCATATCCTGCACAAGAAGGGTAAATATTACATTGTGCATTTCAAGGAAATGTTTGCCCTAGACAGTTTGCCTACCTCCATAAATAGTGAGGACATTGGACGGCGTAACACCGTTGCGTGTCTCCTTGAGGAGTGGGGGCTGATTAAGATCGTGGACAAAACCAAGATTACAGAGAAAGTACCACTCAACAAAATAAAGATCCTTCCATTCAAGGAGAAGGGTGAGTGGGAGTTGTGTCCGAAATATCATATCGGTCGTTCCAAAAAGAACATCAAGACCGAAGAGTAGACAAAGGAAATTTATATTATGAGCAGACTTGTGATCAAGTTCCCTACGCGGAACCGACCCGAAAAATTCAAAACCGTCTTTTCCCGCTACCTCACCTTTCTGAGTGGACGGCATGATGTTCGTTTCATCCTGACAATGGATGAGGATGACCTCACCATGAATAATCCTGAAATGCACCAGTGGATTTCCACTCGTGCAGAGAACGCGCAGATTGAGTGTTTCTACGGGAACTCTAAGTCCAAGATTGAGGCTTGCAATGCCAACCTAGAGGGTGTTGACGGCGATGTACTGCTGTTGGCATCAGATGACATGGTGCCCGTGCAGATGGGATACGATGATATAATCTTTGGTGCTTTCTCTCAAGCCTTTCCTGACTTTGATGGTGCAATCAAGTTTTGGGATGGTCTGCGTCCAAAGGAAGACCCGCTGATGACTCTCACAGTCATGGGCTTCCCCCTGTACAAGCAGTTCGGATACATTTACAATCCTGAGTACAAGTCTCTGTACTGCGACAACGAGCAGACACAGGTTTGTGCCACGCTAAACAAGTTGCGCCGTTGCGACCTGTGCATTATTCAGCACCAGTGGACGAATGAGCCGTTTGACACCCTCCATGCTCGTAATGAGAACTCGGAGATGTACGATGTGGACGGTGAAACATTTAAGCGTAGATCCGAAAACAAATTTAATATGGAGGCAATGTTCAATGCCAGTATCAGCAAGTGAAATCAAGTTCAGCATTCTGATGCTGTCTATCCCCGAACGCATCGAATCCATGACTGCTGCGGTAAAGCATCTACAAGAGCAAGCCGATGCCGTAGGACAAGGCAAGGCTGTAGAAATCCTTGTACTACTCGACAACCGCTCTAAAAGCATTTCCGAAAAGCGCAACGACCTCTTGCAAATAGCACGGGGCAAGTACATTGCGTTCTTGGACGATGACGATGCAGTCAGTAAGGAATATATGGCAAAGATTTTTACAGCCATTGATACCCATGACGGTATTGACTGCATCTCATTTAATCAGTGGTGTAGTATTGACGGTGAACCAATGGATGTGGAGTTTGGCATTGGCAATCCCCACGGGCAGTTGTGGCGGGATGAAGACGGTTTCCTTGGCAATATTAAGCGTCCTCCATACCATATGTGCCTGTGGCGCAGCGAAATTGCTAAGAGTGAGGCATTTAATCCTGTGTACGGAGCCAATGGTCAGTCTTCTGAAGACATTGACTGGCTCATGCGCCTGTATCCCAAGATTCAGACGGAACATCACATTGATGACTCGCTGCACGGATACATCTACAGTTCACAGACAACCACTTCTCTTGTTCCGCAGGAGCAGCAGTGAAAATTCTTCTTAACTATGCAGACGGTAAGTTCCTAGAATCTCAGTTAAAGAACAGCCAAAGTGGTCTTGCCGCAGGATTCAATGTGGTACACCAAATGAGTCGTTCTGAGATTGACTCAGAATTTGCAGTACGCCATGATGGCATCTTGTCTCAAAAGAGAGGTGCTGGATATTGGTTGTGGAAATCTTATTTTATCAATAAAATACTACACAATATGGACAAGAATGATATCTTGTTTTATTCTGATTCTGGTTCTGTGTTTGTTCGCCGAGTTGAACCTATATTTCAAGCAGTGATGAATGATCCAAAGGGAATCATTGGATTTGCTCTTGCAGGTGGTCATTTAGAAAAGTATTACACCAAGCGTGATCTGTTTAATCATATGGGAATTAATACTACTGAGTATACAGATACACCACAGCGAATGGCTAGTTTTATGTGCTTTCGCAAAACTCCTGAGTCATTGGCGATAGCATTGGAATATTCTGAACTAGTCAGCAATCCCCACCTGATTACCGATACACCAAACAAGGATGGATGGGTAGAACCAGGATTTATGGATCATCGACACGATCAATCTATATGGAGTCTATTGACAAAGAAGCACGGGATCACTATACTACCTGATCCCACACAGTGGGGAGTTCAGCACGGAGAAAACACCGCTGAACACCAATACCTTTCTCATACACGAGATTCACGATGACCACTCAAAACATACAGATGTTCTGCCTTTTCCACAAGGGGCTGCGTGAGGACATTTATGAACCGTATAAGGATTCTCCTCACAAGTTCACCTTTGTACGGGTGGGAAACCACGACTACACCGTAAAGAGTGATTGGATTCGTTCGGCTGTGCTTGACGCAAACACACTATCAGGATTTATTCCATATGGTCAGCGATGGGCTGAATACGAGTTTTTGTTGAACCTTGTGTCAGATCCGTCCACCTTTGATTCTGTTGTCACGGGTGATTGGATTGGGATGACTCAATACGATCACGGCATGGAGATTGGTTTTTCTCGTATGCCGCTGTTTGATTTCTTTGAGTGGAAACTGCAAGGCTCAAAGGGTATCAGCAGTAGTCGTGACTACTTTGCATTACGCACATTCCCTTTGCGGGAGTATGAACTATCTGTGAATCGCACCTGCATGGACTACAGCGACCCACAGCGTTTGCAGGGTCAGCCGTCTTGCTATTCGGTCATGGCTGAACACTATAACGAGTACTACGAAACACGCAAAACACAGTACGATATATTCCTGCATGACGAAAACAAGTTGCCGTTTTGCTCTTCTTTCATCATGGGTAGGAACGAATTCAAAGATTTAGTGAACTATCTGCGTTGGGTTGCAGACAACAAGAACATTGACTGTTTTGATCCCGCAAAGACCTGTCGGCAGCAGGGTGGACTCATGGAGCGGTATCTTGCGTCTTGGTTTGTCTTCAGTGGCATGAGAATGTTTGACGCTTCGGTGAATGTAATACAACTCTGAAATAAAAGAAGGAACTAAAAATGCTACACATGGATTTCAAGACCCTGTTAGAAAAATACGGGTGTAACGACAGAAAAGGTATAATTCATATCGGCGGACACATTGGAGAAGAAATTCCAATGTACAAAGAATTAGGTTTCAAGAAGGTGCTGACCTTTGAACCTTTGTCTGTTCCTTTTTCACAAATCCCTACGGGAGAAGAAATATACAACGAACAGTGTGCGATAGGATCAGAAAACAAGGAAGTGGAGATGTTTGTTGCAAACAACTATCAGTCTTCTTCTATACTGCAACCAGTGAATCACCTGATCTATCACCCGTCTATTGCGTTTGATGGAAAGGAACTAGTCAAGGTTGTGTCCCTAGATTGGTATTTTGAAAATAACAATCACGAATTAAAAGCAAGCGATTTTGATGTAATGGTGATTGACGCACAGGGATACGAAGGAGAAGTTGTTGCTGGTGCAGAAAAAACTTTACACCATATGAAGGTAGTTTACTCGGAAATAAATGCTGGCGAACTATACAAAGACTGCATCCACATTTTTAAGTTAGATGAGATACTAAAAACTAAATATTCTCTCGACAGAAAAGAAACTTTATATAACCAACTCACCGCAGAAGGAGAAGCAATATATGTCAGGAACTAATTATCATACTGTTCAGAACACTAGCAACACGCCAAATGTTCGACACCCTGAAAATCTTCAAGGATACTTTCGTAATTTTGGATTGCATCCAAACTACATTGCAGGATCATTGGCTAGTAAGAGACTTAACACATTTTTGAAGTTGGAATCCCTTCCACTATTCATTGAAACAGGAACAAACTACGGAAACGGTGTTCTGTGGGCTACTAAGCAGATAAACTTCACTAACATTATGTCTGTTGAACTTGATGAGAGCAGAACACAATACTGTAAGAATATGTTTGCAGACAATCCGATTGTCAGCATTGAACAGGGTGATAGCGTTGATTACCTCAACAAGATTATTCCATCTGTAAACACTCCGTGCCTGATTTATCTTGATGCCCACTATAGCGGGGGAATCAGTCCACACAATCCAAATCATCCTGTTCCTCTAGTTGAAGAATCAACTATCATTCTTGAAAAGTTTTATGATCTTTCGCAAGCAGTCATAATAGTAGACGATGTTGATTGTTGGGATCGTAGCATGATAGATGCTCTTATAGAGATGTACGCACACAAGAATATTTCAGGAAACTATCTTGATGATTCCATTATATTCTGCCACGATTCATGGATACGAGATCAGTGGAAGGTTCTTCGTCAGTAAGACAAATCATTAAACTATAGAAATATACCATGAATGACACCAAACATTGGAAACTAATGGATGATCGTGCGGTTAATCAGCAAGATCGTGAGAAATTGTGCGCGTTCATTATGAGCAATGAAAAACTCTCGTATGGAGAAAAATGCAAAGAGTTAGAACGGCTTTGGTCTGAATGGCTTGGTGTTAAGTATAGCGTGTTTGTTAATTCGGGATCCTCCGCCAATCTTATTCTTGTACAGGCTATGCATGATCTATACGGTCGTGGTGACTGGATTGCACAGTCCTGTACATGGGCAACCAACATTGCACCTATACTGCAACTGAAGAGTAGCAGCCAAGGTATTTACATGACCGATGTTGACATGAAGACTCTTGGACCAGATCTTGATAATGTAGAGCATTACATCAAGAAGCATAATGTACGATACATTTTTGTGACTCATGTTCTGGGTATCCCTTCTATAAGTCAAAAATTGATTGACCTTTGTGACAAGCATAATATAATTTTGTTGGAAGATTGCTGCGAATCTCACGGAAGCACATGGAATGGTAAAAAGGTTGGTACATTTGGAAAAGCATCTACTTTTTCTTTCTTCTATGGACACCATATTACTTCCATCGAAGGGGGCATGGTATGCACTGACGATGAAGAACTGTATCATCATCTTCTGCTGTTGCGTTCTCATGGAATGCTACGAGAGTTGCCAGAACAAGAACGGAGCAAGAGAAAGGTGGACGGAGTTGATGAACGGTTTACATTCCTGTGCAGTGGCTACAATGTACGAAACACTGATTTGAATGCTGTTCTTGGTATATCTCAAATGGCTCGTCTTGATAAATCAGTTTGTGTTCGTGAACGAAATTTCAGAATATATCTTGACGGATTGGACTCATCCAAGTATCATTCGGACATGGTATGTGTAGGTACTAGTCTTTTTGCCTTTCCTATAATTAGATTAGATGGAAATATCCATAAGGTTTCGCAAGCACTGAAAGAAAACGGAATTGACAACCGACCACTCATTGCAGGAAATCTATTTCGTCATCCAATGATGCACGGGGTGAATACATATGTGATTGAAGGAAAAGCAGATTTTATTCACGACAATAGCCTATATGTTGGAAACAGTGAGTTTGTGGAAATTGATGATGTGCAAAGACTAGTGGGAATTTTGAATGCAATATAATGATGATAGAAAAAAGATAGTTGCAAAAATTGTGAATCTTGCCTATTCTAGCAAAGAAGGGCATATTCCTAGTTCTCTATCAGTGCTTGATATAATATACGGAGTGTATCGAGAGTATATTACCAAAAACATAGACCACAAGTTTGTTCTCTCCAAAGGTCATGCTTCTCTTGGATTGTATGTTGTATTAGATCACTTTGGATTGCTGAATACAGATTTGAACTCCTTTTGCAAATTTGATTCTTTGCTTGGTGGTCATCCTACCTCGAAAATCCCGTCGATTGAAGCATCTACTGGTTCTCTTGGGCATGGTATGCCTATTGCTGTTGGTATGGCTATGGCAAAGAAGATCCGCGGAACAGTTGGAACCGTGTTTGTATTGATTGGTGATGGTGAGGCAAACGAAGGAACTGTGTGGGAATCCGCTCTTTTAGCAAGTCATCATGGACTAGACAACCTTGTCTGTCTGTTGGATCACAACCATTCAACTGATAGGGCTGTGGGAATTGGTAATACTACTTCTAAATTTTCAGCATTTGGTTGGCAAACTCATGAAATAGACGGGCACAACATTGATGCCATCACATCAATTCCAATGACTACAGGCAAGCCAACTTTTGTGCTGTGTAATACCGTTAAAGGAAAGGGAATTGCCATAATGGAAAATAATCCTGAATGGCATCATAAGTCTCCTACCACAGAACAACTACAATCCATAATTGCAGAATTGGAAGCCCTTTGAAATGAGAAAGCAATTTGTAAAAACTTTGCAGGATATTCTCTATTCTGATAGTCGAACGGTGTTGTTGCTCGGTGACATCGGTGTTTTTGGTTTTCGGGAGGAGATTAAGAATATTCCTTCTCGTGCACACAATATTGGTATTCTTGAACAGAGTACCATAGGAGTTGCAGCAGGTATGGCAAAGGAGGGATTGATTCCATTCGTACACACCATTGCTCCATTTATTGTCGAAAGAGCGTTTGAGCAACTCAAGGTAGATTTTGGATATCAAGAACTGAATGGAAACTTCATTAGTGTTGGTGGATCATATGACTATGCAGCATTGGGATGCACACATCATTGTCCCGCTGATGTTTCACTTATGACATCCATTCCAAATATGGAAATATTGATTCCTGGTACAGCATCTGAGTTGGATACTCTTGTAAAACAAACCTACAATAGTGGGAATCCAACCTACACTCGCATGAGTGAAACTCAGCATGACGAACAGATTGATGTCAAGTTTGGATACGGAAATATCATCAAGCATGGAAAATCTGGCACTATTTTGTGTTTTGGAACTATGCTAAAGCAAGTGATGGAAGCCACACGCAATATGGATGTGACGGTTCTGTACTATAGCACAGTTTTACCTTTTGATGGCAAGATTCTGCTTGACAACTTCCACGAAACCATTATCATATGCGAACCCTTCTATGAAGGAACAGTTAATCACTTGGTTGATCTTGCTTTGGCTGGAAGGCGATATAGGAAGTTTAACATAGGTGTTCCCCGCAGATTTCTGACAAATTACGGAACAAAAACGGAACACGATTTTGATATTCGTGTTGATGCTGATTCTGTTAGAGAAAGGATTCAATCATGCATTCAGTCTTGAGTAATGACGCTGACATTGTTTTGAGCCGCACCGATCTTTCCAAGATGCGCGATAAGCGAGTTCTTGTCACGGGAGCATCGGGACTTGTTGGTATCAACCTTGTATCCTGCATCAAGAAGATGAAAGATGAATATAACATAGAATTGTGGTGTTGGTTTCGTGAACAAATAGATCCGTGTTTTTCTGATGTGTTCACAGATTGCAACATCATTCGGGGAGACATCACAGACACACAGATGTTCTCCAATCTACCGCAGTTTGATTTTATTATTCATTCTTCTGGATACGCACAGCCGTCCAAGTTTTTGGAAGACAAAATCAAAACCATTCAACTCAACACAATATCCACCATTTTTCTGTTAGAAAAGTTGAACAAGGATGGAACCTTTTTGTTTGTCAGCACTAGCGAAATTTACAGCGGCTTGGACCACCACAACATACAAGAGAATCAGGTTGGAACTACCAACACAGATCATCCACGGTCTTGTTATATTGAAGGAAAGAGGACAGGAGAGGCTATTTGCCATGCGTATGTTCAGAAGGGATACAACATCAAGATTGCTCGTTTGAGTTCTGCATACGGTGCTGGTGCAAAAAAGAACGACAAGCGAGTTCTGAATATCCTCATAGACAGAGGGCTAACTGAACAGTCCATCAAACTGATGGATGACGGTTCCGCGATACGGACATTCTGTTATATCAGTGATGTCACCGAAATGCTGTTTACCATTATGCTATTCGGTAAGGATGTGACATACAATATCGGAGGAATTTCTGAACTTTCCATATACGAATTGGCTTGCAAGATAGGAACTATTCTAGAAAAGGAAGTCACAGTTCCGCAAAATAGTAACTCTATGGCAGGTAATCCAAAAATTGTAAATGTCAGTATTCAGAGATACATGGACGAGTTTGGAAAATCATCAAAAAACTTTGTTGATTTTGATGAAGGATTGAATCGAACAATAGAATGGCAAACACAATTTGTTGGTTAAACCGACATACTAAAAGGAATTTGATATGGCTAAATTAATAGAAATGCGTGGATCGTCTAATATGGTTACGGGATTGCAGAAACTATGTCTTGGCACAAAAAATTTGCTAGGCAAAAGAGAAGACCTGAACATAGTAGAAATTGGATGTTACTGTGGTCATTCGACACTTATTATTAATAGTTGTTTCATAAATGCTACGATAAATTGCGTTGATCCTTGGGCGATGTATCGGGAAGAAGGATCGACATATGATTTGGATAATCAGGCAGAGGAATTGAGAGAAGCCGAAGAGATATTTGACGCAAATATCAAATTACATAAAAACATCAAGAAGAACAAGATGGCAAGTGTGGAGTTTGCTGTTTCTGTTGAAAACGAATCACTTGATCTGGCTTACATTGATGGTGATCATTCATACTCCGCTGTAAAACAAGACATCCTCACATGGATGCCAAAGGTTAAAGTTGGTGGGGTGATTGCTGGACATGATGTTAGTTGTGATGCTGTTCGTAAAGCGTTGAGTGAAATTTTTTCTTGCGATCCCGATGGAACATTCGAGGATGACAGTTGGGCTTATATCAAGACTCAACAAATGAAAGATTCTTTTGGAGAATAATATGCTACTATCAATACTGATTGGTGGAAAAAATGACAATTATGCAGCAGATGATAATGGAAAAGGTGGAGTCAACAAGCGACTCGAACTCACATTAAACAAAATGGTAGATAATTTAAAGCGTTTAGGAAAATCCGATGTTGAAGTTGTCGTTTGTGACTGGGGAAGTGAAATAAAGATTTCAGATGAATTGGTCAAGGAGAGACATCCAAACTTGAAGTTCGTATATGTGTCCCCTGATATCACCAAGAAGTATAATCGTGGAACATCATATTCCATCGTGCATCCTTACAATGTGTCATATCGTAATAGCAAGGGTGAGTATGTTGTTTTCTGGGACTCTGACTGCTTTATGCCTTACGAGGAGATAGAGCGTCTATACAATTTTGTAAAGGCATTATCGGATAATAAGGAAAAGAAGTTCTATCAGGGATCTCGTTTTCATATTCCCCGAATAGGATATGTTGATGCTGAATCATATAAAGATGTGGATGAGTTTTTGAAGACTTGCGTTATTGATCCTGTTAACGCTAAACAACCTACTGTAGATGCAGACAATTTTGTTGACGAGCATATGCTTCGTCATAATAAAATCAGTGTTGACTATTTTAGTGGTGGTGCTATGGCAGTATTGATGCATAGAGAAATAGCAGAGGAAAGTAGTTGCTGGTGGGAAGAACTTACTTATTGGGGATGGCAAGATATTGAACTCCATACTCGCCTCAAGAGAAGATATCCGTGTGGAGGAGATCTAGAAGATTTTGGCATCAAGTTTTTTCATCTATATCACTACGAAAATTTCAATAAGAATAAGCCTGTTATGAATGACTCTTTGATCACTAATAGATTTCATGCAAATGAAAAAAACTGGGGACTTGCTGACGAAAAATTAGAGGTGATTTCGTGAATACTTTAATACTAGGCGGTCATGGTATGTTGGGTTCATCTATTGATTTTGGATTGAAGCCAACAAAGAAAGAAGTGAATCTGTTGGATTATAGTTCCTTAGATCGGTATATTCGCGAGCATGATGTTGATGAGATTGTTCATGCTGCTGGTATTGTTGGTGGGGTGAAAGCCAATAATGATTTTATGTATGACTTTTTCATTAACAATCTCTATATGAATGCAAATATCATCCGAGCCTGTAAGGATCATAATATAAAGAGATCCACTTTTTTCCTATCCACTTGCGTGTTTCCTCAATCTGCTCCTCTGCCTCTAGTAGAAAGCAGCATACACGATGGAGAACCACATCCAACTAATTTTGGATACGCATACTCAAAGAGAATGTTAGAAGTCGGATCTAGAAGTCTTATGAGACAGTATGGAATACGCACATCATGTATTGTTCCGTGTAATATGTACGGAAAAAACGACAACTACCATTTGGAAAATGGTCATGTTATTCCGAGTCTCATACACCGCTGCTATCTTGCAAAGCAAAACGGAACTGAGTTCTTGGTATGGGGTTCTGGAAAAGCAGAACGAGAATTTGTATATGCAGATGATATGGCTTCTATCGTTAAGAGTATTCACACCGAACAAATGAATGATCTTCCTCCGTTGATGATAGTATCTCCTGGATATGTACATACCATCGCTGAAGTTGTTGAGGTGATTGTGAAGCATATGAAATTCACTGGAAGAGTTGTTTTTGATGCCACAAAATCGGAAGGCATAATGCGAAAGAATACGGACAATTCTTTGTTCCGAAGTCGATTCTCCGACTTTAAGTTTACCGATCTAGATACAGGACTGGCAAAGACTATTGAATATTTTGTAAAAAACTATGAAGCAGTACGAAAGTAAAACATATCAAAGCAAAAGAACATCTTGGATGGATTCCCCAAGTTCGTCTTGAAGAGTGGATTGCCAAGCATAAATAACCGTACAAGGAGATCGTGAAATGTCTACAGTATGCCTCTCAATGATCGTTAAGAATGAAACGCACATTATCCATGAATGCCTCAATTCAATGTGGCAAAACATTGACTATTGGGTGATCGTGGACACAGGATCCACAGACGGAACCCAAGACCTTATACGCACCTTCTTTGCAGAGAAGGGAATTCCTGGCGAACTCATTGAGAAGCCTTGGGTAGACTTTGGCTACAACCGTAGCGAAGCCCTTGCTCTATGTGATGGCAAGGCAGACTACGCTTGGATGATTGATGCCGATGACAAGATCACAGGAAATTTTGCGTATCCCAACGGCAAGAATCTCATACACGATGCGTATGCTCTCAAATGCGGACGAGACGGGTGTGTGTGGTGGCGCAATCAAATCTTTAAGACAGGTATTGGTTGGAAGTACATTGGCGTTCTCCACGAGTACGCCCATTGCGAAAAACAGCCACTAAATCAATTCCGTATTGAAGGTGACTACGCTCTTGAGGCGCGTACACTTGGTGCGCGTAATGTAAATATTACACAGGTAGAGAAGTACACAAAGGATGCAGAGATGCTGGTCAAGGCTCTAGAAACAGAGCCAACGAACTCTCGCTACCAGTTCTACCTTGCTCAGTCGTATTTTGACTCACAGCAGTGGGACAACGCCATTGCAGCGTACTACAAGCGTGTGGAGATGGGTGGATGGGAAGAAGAGTGCTACTACTCCCTGTTCCGTATTGCCCTGTGTGAAATCTCAAAGAATTCTGATTGGTCAATTGTTCAGCAGAAATTCCTTGACTCGTATGACTACCGTCCGTGCCGTGCAGAACCGCTTCACGCTATTGCACGATTCCTTCGCATGAACGGTCGTCCACGCGCTGCGTACCTGTTTGCCAAGGAAGCCGCACAACTCCCGTACCCACAGCAGGACATTCTGTTTATTGATACGAATGTGTATAAGTGGATGGCGTTGGATGAACTAGCGGCTACAGCATTCTTTACCCACGATTTCAAGATTGGCTACTCCGCTTGCGAAACCCTGCTAAAGCAGAGCCGTTTGCCAGAGAGTGAAATTGAACGAGTTCAGAAGAACCACGCTGCGTACCTTGAGAAAGTCAAGGAAGTGGATGCGATGACACAGAAACTCGCCAAAGACACCAATATGCCCCCACTTGCTCCCGTGCTAAATACAAAGCAGCACACCTTTAAAAAGCGGAGAAAGTAATGGCATCAGGATACTACGATATTAACGCACAGCAGTACTCCACATTTAATTTTCATGTGGAGTACTACGATGAGAACGGCAATCGCGTAGACTTAACCAATTACACCGCACGGTTCCATGTGCGTCCGTTCGCCAATAGTTCGGTGAAGTACATGGAGATTAGTACTTCGGGTGTTACTAGTGGTGGTATCACAGGCGAGTACACAGGCACTGCTGGCATTAGCGGAGCAGGTCGTGTTTACATGAACAAGGGCGAGACGGGTGCGGCTCTCACGGGTGGCATTCTTATTACTGCGGATGCCACCACAATGGGATACATTCGCACAGGCTCGTGGAAGTACTCCATTGATCTTGTTCAAAGCGGTGTCACCACCGATGAATTGCTTTACGGTCAATTCATTGTTACTCCCAAAGCCACGAGATGAGAATAAAGGTTTTTGAAACCGCTCACACAGTAAAGCCCAAACAAAAAAAGGGTAAACTTGTGGCTCCTGCATATACGGTGGGGGTTAAACCAAAACCTGGTGGGGTGGTTTTGAATTTATCAAAATACGACAATGTGATGAAAACAGACCGTAGTCGTGGTGTGATTATTCAAAAAATTAAGAACACCAAAATTATCAAGCAGTGGGATTGACTCTGCTCTGAGTTGTGCTATACTCCTCTTTAGGAGATTTCATTATGAGTACTGAGACGCTAGGCATTTATATTATTCCCGATTCGGGTGCAGAACTGCCGCAGTTTGCCACCAATGGTTCTGCGTGTTTTGATATCTGTGCTCGACTATACAAACCAACAATTGCATACGGTCCTCAGAATGTGCAAGTCGAAATTGACGGCACAGACGGATTCGTAGACATTCCTTCGGGGTGGCGAGTGCTTGTGCCCACTGGAATCATTCTAGATATCCCACAGGGATTCTCTGTGCGTCTACACTCTCGTAGTGGACTTGCTCTGAAGGAAGGGCTTATCCTTGCAAACGCAGAAGGTGTAATCGACTCAGACTACACAGATGAACTCATGGTTATGGTTACACCTATCAGTGGCAGCATTGTCACCGTTAATGACGGTATGAGAATATGTCAAGGCGAACTAGTTCGTAATCAACCCGTTGCCTTTACTCGCAGTGAATTCCCACCCCAACAAAAAACCGACCGCGTTGGCGGATTCGGTAGCACAGGAGTATAACATGACACGAGACGAACTACTAGCATTTCACGCAGAACTCTGCGCCGAAGCCCGTGATCTAATGAGCCTAAAGAACCGCGACTACGCTGGCAAGGAAGGCACAGAGCCGTTTGCCAACTTTACCCGCGTGGAAGCAATGGGAATATGCACAACAGAGCAAGGCTTCATGTGCCGCCTAACGGATAAGATGAGCCGTCTGTCTTCCTTTGTTCACGCAGGAAAGATGAATGTGCAGGACGAGTCCTTTATGGATACTTGTGTGGATGTAATTAATTATATGGTTTTACTTGCGGCGTACTTAAATGATAAAGAAGCGCAGAAGAAAGCCGCTCGGATCGCCGCCGCTCCCACAATCAAATATACAAGCACACCTATTCCTGTTGATTCAAATATAGGTGGTGGTAAACTAGGGGCATGATACGACACCTTGGCTACGCCTGTATGAATCTGTCCTTGTCAGAAGGACAGAAAAAAGTAGATCGGTTCTTCACAGATCGAACTCTACGGATGGATCGCTTTACCCTTGAGCGTGTGGGAGAACTCGGTGCGCGGAACGCCGCCGATCTTCTTCCCATTCTCAAGTGGAATGCCGCCAACGGCATCCACTTCTTCCGTATTGGCAGCGGAATGTTTCCGTTCATGGATCATCCCACGCTTGGGTACGGGATGGGTGCGCTATCCCCAAAACACAGCGATTCTATTGTTAACAGCCTTGCAGCAGCGGGTGCGTATGCCAAAGAGCACGGCATTCGCTTGTCATGCCATCCTGGTCCATACACTTGCATTGCTTCACCTAACCACGATATAGTAGACAAAAGCATTTTATGTTTGCGGATGCACTCCCTTATTGCCGACCTGTTGGGCTGCGGTGATGAGTTTGCCATTAATATTCATGTGGGTGGCGTGTACGGCGACAAAACAGACACAGCAAAACGATTCACTGATGCTTTTAATTCCCTACCGCTAAACATTCAGAATCGTTTAACAGTTGAGAACGATGACAAAGCGTCTATGTGGAGCATGAGCGATCTGTATGAACTACTGTGGTCACGATGCCAACGCTTAAAGTTGGTGTTGGATGTGCACCACCACCGCTTCTGCAAACGGGAGTCTCTGCACCACGCAGCAGACATGGCGTTCACCACATGGGACGGCTTTTGTGAAATTCCAAAGGTACACTACTCGGAATCAAAAGCAGGTGCTAGACCCCAAGCCCACTCAGACTATATTCTTGAGCGGATTCCTGAACTGTCAAGTACCGTTGAGTACGATGTAATGATTGAAGCCAAGGCAAAAGACTTGGCACTTCTCCAATACCGAAAGGCTTACGCCCCATGCTTGCTGTGATTCTTGCTACCGTAATTTGCTCTGCCGCCACCTTTAAGGATGTAACGGTTCGCCCCCGCGAGAATCCTGTGAAGATTATTGATTTTCACACCGTTGACCAATTGCTTAATGCCATGTACACTGTTGAGTCCAACCGTGGGCTGATTCTTGTGGGAGATGAGGGCAAGGCAATTGGTCCTTATCAGATTTGGAAGGCGTATTGGCAGGACGCTGTAGAGTTTGACAAGTCTATTGGTGGAGAGTACCAAGACTGCATGAAAAAGGCGTATGCCGAAAAGATTGTTCGTGCGTATTGGAAGCGATACGCTCCCAAGAGTGCAACGCTTGAGCAGTTGGCACGAATTCATAACGGTGGTCCGCGTGGACACCTTAACCCGAACACAATTAAGTATTGGAACAAAATCAAAAAGGAGTTAGTCAAATGAGTAAACCATTCGGATATTCGTATTACCTTGATATGTACACCTGTCGCATTGGTGCAGCCGATGACTTGGAATTGCACTACCGCTTTCTTGAGCGCGTTGTGGACAAGATCGGTATGACCCGTATGTCACAGCCTGTTGTCATGCATGGTCCAACTAAAAATGGACTTGAGATTTATCCCGACAAGGCAGGGGTAAGTGGTTGGGTTCCGCTTATTGAGAGCGGCATTCAGATTCACTCAATGGAACCAAAGCGGTTCATTACTCTTGATGTGTACTCCTGCAACAAGTTTGACAAGAATATTATTCTTGACTACGCACGGGAGTGCTTTGGCTTTGAAGAGCACGAAGAAAACTTCTTTACTCGTGGTACGGGCTACGGCGATATTGCCTAATTTGGGAGGTGAAGTATGGCAAGAGATCCTGAAAAAAAGAAGGCATCAGATAGGGCTAGGTATCAATCACGCAATCCTGAAAAACAGAATGCATTAGATAGGGCTAGGTATCACCGCAATCCTGAAAAAAAGAAGGCATCGTGTGCAAAGTATCGTGAACAGAATCGCAAAAAGATAGCAGCAGTGAATAAGGTTTATCGTGAACAGAATCGCGAAAAGGTAGCAGCATCCAAAAGAGATAGTAATAAACGCAACTACAAACGGATTTCATCATACACCAAGGCTTATCGTAAACGCAACCATGAACGCTATCGTGAACTACACGCAGAAGGGTCAAGAAGACGAAGATGTAAAAAGAAAAATTCGTCAATTTATTTGACTGCGAATGAAAAAGAGAAAATTCTCTTGCTGGAACGCACTCGCCAAGAAATTCAAACCGAAACGGGACGAGCCTATCACATTGATCACATACTTCCCCTTTCTCACGGTGGTATTCACCATCCCGTTAATTTAAGAATACTTGACGCTGTAGAAAACATTTCAAAATGGAATAAACTCCTTCCTGAAGCGATTGCACTTGCGCCTGAACACTTCCGCTTGTATAGTGAGCGTGTTAGTCCTGAACGCGCATGGGAGTTCGTGCGGCAACTTGCAGCAGGATTAGGATTGAGTGAGGAAGATTTGGACGCGCTAATCACAGGCAAGCCGCTGAAGAACAAGCCAACACTAGAGGATTTTATGCTATGAACACACACCACATCATTCTTGGCGATTGTATTACGGGCATGAAGACGCTATCCGACAAATGCGTTCAGACTTGCATTACATCTCCTCCGTACTTCGGCTTGCGTGATTACCAAGGAGGAGAAGCCGAGATTGGTCAAGAAGACACCGTTGAGGGCTATGTGCAGAAGATGGTCGAGGTGTTCCGTGAGGTGCGCCGTATTCTTCGTAATGACGGTACGCTGTGGCTAAACCTTGGCGATTCGTACATGAGCGCAAAGAACTGCGTACCACCACCACAAACGCAAGGCGGTCAGCGTGGAATGCCTTCAGACTTTATTCCTGCAAACCGCAAGGATCAGAAGGGGCTGAAGACCAAAGACATGATTGGTATTCCGTGGCGTGTGGCGTTTGCGCTGCAAGCAGACGGATGGTATCTGCGTCAAGACATTATTTGGAGCAAGCCCAATCCCATGCCTGAAAGCGTGGCAGACCGCTGCACCAAGTCGCATGAGTACATCTTCCTGTTGTCCAAGAAGCCCCACTACTACTACGATCACGAAGCCGTAAAGGAACCTGCTCGTAATTGGGGAACGCGTGATCGCTCTGAAATGCGGGACGGAACCACTGATCCCAAACTAAAGCACCACGGACTACAGGGCAAAGAGTGGGAAGAGAATCCACTAAAGAACAAGAGATCAGTATGGACGGTGAATGCGAAGGGCTATAAGGGCGCACACTTTGCGGTGTATCCTGAAGAACTAGTAACGCCGTGTGTGCTTGCAGGATGCCCCGCAGGAGGCACCGTGTTTGATCCATTCACAGGCAGTGGAACAACTGCTGTGGTGGCTTTGAAGAACGGACGGAATTATATTGGGACTGAATTGAATCCTGATTATATTAAGATTGCAGAAGCGCGTATTAAAGAATCAGTTCCACAAACTCTAGAGGAGATTTTAAATGAGCAAGTTTAAGCCAATTGGAAAATGGATTTGGGTGCAGTCTGAACTTGGTGGGCAAACCGAAACCGAAGCAGGAATCATTTACAATGAAGTAATACGATCTCGGAACATTTGGGCGCGGGTTGTCGCAATTGGTGATAAGATAACGGAAGACATTCGTGTGGGCGACCGTATTCTGTGGGACAGAACACTGAACAAGGGTCAAGGACACGAAGGCAAAGACATGGTTCATCAGGATTGGATTGCACTCGTAGAACGATAAGGACACCAGTGGACTTCTATACTTCCGTTGACATTCGTGGTAAGAACATTCTCTATCGTGGTTGGAAGAATGGACAGCGGCAACACTTGCGCGTTCCGTTTTGCCCCACGCTCTATATTCCTGGCAAGGATAAGAGTGGAGAGTCTACGCTTACTACGATTCACGGTCAGCCTGTACAGCCCATGCAGTTTGAGGATATGCAGGAAGCACGGGGGTTCATTGATCAGTTCAAGGATGTTTCTAATTACGCAATCTACGGCAACACGAACTATGTGTATCAGTATCTTTACAAGGAGTTTCCCCACGAAGTCGAATACGATTTCAAAAGCCTCCGCGTAGCAAACTTTGACATTGAGACATCTTGTGACGGCGGTTTTCCCACGCCCGATTCTCCGACTGAAAGGATTATCGCGATCACAATCTCAATGGGTGAAAAGACCTATGTGCTAGGCTTGGGAGACTTTCACATTGAGGGAGAGGGAGTTCAGATCACCCCGTATGATGACGAGCGAGAACTACTAGAAGGCTTTATCGCCATTTGGAAATTCCTTGACCCCGACATCGTGACAGGATGGAACATTCGCTTTTTTGATATTCCGTACCTTGTGGCGCGGATGAACTATCTTGAAGACGGGTGGGCGAACTCCCTCTCTCCTTGGGGGAAGATGCGGGAAATGACTGTGAACCGCATGGGGCGGGATCAACAAGCACACATCATTAGTGGTGTGGCTACGCTTGATTACTTTGAGTTGTACCAAACCTTTACTTATGTAAAGCAGGAATCGTACTCACTCAACCACATTTCCAAAATGGAATTGGGTGAGGAGAAACTGTCCTACGGTGAATACGAAACCATTCAAGAGTTCTACACCAAAGACTTTCAGCGATTCATGGAGTACAACCTACAGGATGTGCGGCTTGTGGATAAGTTGGAGTCTAAACTTAAACTCATGGAACTAGCGGTGGCGTTGGCGTATTCTGCGCGAGTAAACTTTGAGGATGTGTTCTCTCAGGTTCGCACATGGGATGCCATTATTCACCATCACCTGATGAGCAAGGGCATGGTGATTCCACAGAGAACAAGCAACAAGAAGGACGATCAGTACGCGGGTGCGTATGTGAAGGATCCACTTGTGGGCAAGCACGATTGGGTTGTGAGTTTCGACTTGAACTCTTTGTATCCAATGTTGATTGCGGGTTACAATATTAGTCCCGAAACAATGGAGCAGAATCCTGTTTGGAAACGCGGAAGCATTAGTCCTGATTCCATTTTGAGCAGGAACCGCGCAGAGCCTGTTTCGGAGTTCCTTGACCCTGCGGAATATTTGAGCGAAGCCAAGCGGTGCAATCTTTCTATTGCTGCTAATGGAGTTGCTTTCAGAAAAGACAAGCAAGGCTTTCTTGGAGAACTCATGGAGAAGATGTATGCGGAACGCAAACACTTCAAGGGGTTGATGATCCAAGCACAGAAGCGGCTTGTGGAATTGGATAAGTCTGCTCCCGCCGAAGAGCGGCAGCGGATTGAGTACGAGATTTCCAAGTACCACAATTTCCAATTGGTTCGCAAGATTCAATTGAACTCCATGTACGGCAGTCTTGGCAATCAGTACTCCCGATGGTTTGATGTAGCCCTAGCAGAAGCCATTACACTATCAGGTCAGTTAAGCATTCAATGGATTGGTGACGGTATTAATCGCTTTCTCAACAAGGTGTTGAAGACCGATGGGGAAGACTATGTGATTGCGTCCGATACTGATTCCGTGTATCTGCGTCTTGGTGGTGTGGTGGCAATGAGCAAGAAGCATCAAGCGGACGATCAGGTAGACTTCCTGAATGATTTCTGTGAGCGAGTGCTACAGCCGTACATCAACAAGCAGTTCGCCGAACTTTCATCTGTAATGAATGCGTATGCAAACAAGATGGCAATGGGACGCGAAGTTATTGCAGAGAGCGGCGTGTGGACTGCCAAGAAGAGGTATATGCTTTCAGTTTGGGATAGTGAGGGTGTTCGGTACAAGACTCCAAAGTTCAAGATCATGGGCATGGAGACTGCTAGATCGTCTACCCCTGCATATGTTCGTAAGGCTTTGAAAACTGCCATTGAAATGGTTCTTGTTGGCGATGAAGTAACGCTTCAAAAGTTTGTTGTAAAGACCGAGCAGGAGTTCAAGTCCCTGCCTGTGGAAGAAGTGGCTTCTCCCCGTGGCGTATCTAATATAGACGAGTACTCTGACTCTCTGACTATTTACAAGAAGTCTACACCCATTGCTGTTAAGGCTGCGCTGCTTCACAACAACATGATCAAGCAATTAAAACTTGGTCGCAAGTATCGGCTTATTGGTGAGGGTGAGAAGATGAAGTTCATCTATCTGAAGACACCCAATCCTATTCACGAAGGTGTTATTGGATTTCCTGTTACCATGCCTAAAGAGTTTGATCTTCAAAAATACATTGACTACGATACTCAATTCAAAAAGACTTTCCTTGAGCCTCTACGCACAATCACCAATGCGGTGGGGTGGAGTCCTGAAGAAAGAAATAGTCTTGAGTCTCTGTTTGCTTGATCCCGTCCCTACATACAGTAACCCCTAACAAAAGGATTCATTATGGCTACAAAGATCGTGAAGGTGCTGACTGGCGAAGAAATTATTGCAATGATTACGGAGAACTTTGAGGGCGACAAGATTGTGTCGTATACTTTAAAGAATCCGTGCATGGTTGTGCCTGTGCCAAGCAAGGGCGGCGGTACAAATATTGCAGTCGTGCCGTGGATGGCATCAGTCAAGGACACAAAGGTTACAGTTCCTGCATCGTATGTAATGTTCACTGCTGATCCTGCCACGGATCTTGCAAATGAATTTAATGGTGCATTCAATGGACTAGTTGTTCCGTCCACTGGCTCTTCAGGACTGAAACTCTCTACCTGATGCAAACCTTAAACATCGAATATTTGAAAGGTCTTCTCCAAAAAAGAAAAGACCTGCTTCGACATGAAGTAAAGCAGATGATCGTTGACAAACTCACTCCTCTTGATACAATTAGGAGTTGTGAGGCAGAGATGGAATTGATTGACACTCAACACAAGGCATTAAGACATTATGAAACTGAATGATATTTTGAAGGCGGCAAACAACAAGTACGCAACCATTGCAGCAGACGGATTGGAGGGCAGCGATGTCAAGGGATTTATTTCCACGGGATCGTATTCTTTTAATGCTCTGCTGAGTGGTTCAATCTACGGCGGCATTCCCGACAACAAGATTATTGCTCTTGCGGGTGAACAAGCCACGGGCAAGACTTACTTTGCGCTGAATGTGGTTCGTGAATTTCTTGATAGTGATCCCACGGCAATGGTGCTGTATTTTGATACGGAGCAAGCCATCACTAGTGAAATGCTTGACTCTCGCGGAATTGATCGTTCGCGGGTGGCTGTGCTGCCTGTTGCCACGGTGGAAGAGTTCCGTCACCAATGTGTTCTCACCGTGGACAAGTATTTGGAGACAGACAGCAAGTCTCGTCCACGCATGATGATTGTGCTTGACTCTTTGGGAATGTTGTCCACAGAGAAGGAAATGAACGACACTGCCGAAGGCAAGGGAACCCGTGACATGACTCGCGCACAGGTTCTCAAGGCTACCTTCCGTGTGCTTACCATCAAGTTGGGCTACGCTCGTATTCCACTCATTCTTACAAACCACACTTACGATGTTGTGGGTGCGTATATTCCAATGAAGGAAATGGGCGGGGGCAGCGGTCTGAAGTACGCTGCATCCACTATCATCTACCTGTCCAAGAAGAAGGACAAGGTTGACAACGAGGTGGTGGGCAATATCATTCACTGCAAGACCAACAAGAGCCGTATGACGAAGCAGGACAAGATGATTGATGTGCAGTTGAATTTTGAAACAGGACTCAACAAGTACTACGGTCTATTGGATGTGGCAATCAAGTACGGCATCTTTACCAAGGTGTCCACAAAGATTCAGTTGCCCACAGGCAAGACGGCTTTCGAGTCACAGATTAATCGGGATCCTGAGAAGTACTACACTCCCGATGTGCTTGCAGCAATTGAAGTTGCCGTAAAGAAGGAGTTCTGCTACGGAACAGACGAGAAGCCTGAGCCTGAAGCCACAACAGACGAGGAGTGATATGAGTCAGACGGAACGAACGATCCTATCGGGACTGCTTAATGATTCTGAATTCTGCAAGAAGACTATTCCATTCTTGCAAGAGGAATACTTTATTGATCGGGTAGACAAGACGGTTTTTCGTTCTGTTCAGAAGTTTGTGGAAGAGTACAAGGGGGTGCCAAGCAAAGAAGCCCTGCTGATTTCCATTGAGGGAGACAAGAGTATTAGTGAGGATGAATTCTCACGATGCAAGACTCTTGTTGGAGAGATGTGCAAGTCTACAAAACAGGATACTGATTGGTTGGTGAAAACCACCGAGAAGTTCTGTCAAGACAAGGCTATCTACAATGCTATTCTTGAGTCAATTCAAATTATTGACGGCAAAGACAAGACACGCACCCCCTTGGCTCTTCCCGAAATTCTATCAAAGGCACTTGCTGTTTCCTTTGATACCGATGTGGGTCACGACTTTCTTGAGGACTACGAAGAGCGGTACGAGTTCTACCACAGGGTAGAGAAGCGTATTCCGTTTGACTTGGAGATGTTCAACACCATTACCAAGGGTGGCATATGCTCCAAGACCTTGAATATTTTCATGGCAGGAACGGGTGTAGGTAAGAGTGCGTTTATGTGCCATCACGCTGCGGCTTGTCTCATGCAGAACAAGAATGTGCTATACATTACTCTTGAAATGGCAGAGGAACGCATTGCTGAACGCATTGACGCAAACATCATGGATATTTCAATGGAAGACATGACTGACTTGTCTTTGGAAATGTACAAGAAGCGGTTGCAAGCGCACACACGGGGAGTCAGCGGTAAACTCATTGTTAAAGAGTATCCCACATCGTCTGCGAATGCAAATCACTTTCGTATTCTGTTGGACGAGTTGCGAATGAAGAAGCAGTTCGTTCCCGACATTATATTCATTGACTATATTAATATCTGCTCGTCTTCCCGCTTCAAGAGCGGTGGCACAATTAATTCATACGGATATATTAAGGCTATTGCCGAAGAGTTGCGTGGCTTGGCAATGGAACGGGATGTTCCTATCATCTCTGCCACACAGACTAATCGTGGTGGCTTCTCGTCTACCGATGTGGACTTGACCGATACTGCGGAATCGTTTGGACTTCCTGCAACAGCAGACTTGATGATTGCCCTTATCACCACCGATGAATTAGAAAAATCGGGACACATCTTGGTGAAGCAGTTAAAGAACCGATACAATACGAAGGCAGCAAACAAAAAGTTTATTGTGGGCTTGAACTACTCCAAGATGAAGTTCTTTGATGTGGACAGCAGCGAGTCGGAAGACTTGATGGACGCAAACATCAACAAGAAAGAAACAGACGGCTTTGGAAGTGGTTACGGCAAGGACTTAAAGAGTAAGTTTGATACTAAGCGTGATACCTCTGATTGGAGTGTTTAATATGAAGACAGCAATTATTACAGGCGTAAACGGACAAGACGGCTCGTACCTTGCGGATCTATTGATCTCCAAGGGATACTTTGTGATTGGATTGAAGCGGCGTACTTCGCTCATTAACACAGAACGGGTTGACCACATCTATAATGATGCAATTTCAAACTCACAGTTCACGATGTGTTACTATGATCTAACTGATGGTGGGGCATTCACCAATCTTCTTATGAAATATAAGCCTGATGAGGTGTACAATCTTGCAGCACAGTCCCATGTGGCAGTTTCGTTTGATGTTCCTGAGTACACTAGTGACGGCATTGCAGGTGGAACGCTGAAGATACTTGAAGCCATTCGTTCGGTGTCTCCTCACACTCGCTTCTATCAGGCTTCGTCTTCGGAAATGTACGGAGACTCCAAAGATTACGGAACCACAGGCTACACCGAAAACAGCCGTATGAGTCCTGTATCGCCGTATGCAGTAGCCAAACTCCACGCACACCATATGACCCGTGTGTATCGTGAAGCCTACGGACTCCACGCAAGTTCAGGCATTCTGTTCAACCACGAAAGCCCACGGCGTGGCGAAACATTCGTGACCCGCAAGATTACCATTGCAGCCGCTCGTATTGCACAAGGCAAGCAACAGAAACTGCTGCTTGGCAATATTGATGCCAAGCGCGATTGGGGATTCGCAGGAGACTATGTGGATGCCATGTGGCGAATGCTGCAACAGCCGCAGGGCGATGACTATGTGGTGGCTACCAACCGCACCTATTCTGTGCGTGAATTTTTAGAAGTAGTATTTCAGTACGCAGGACTTGGTGACTACACCAAATATGTGGAAACTGATCCGCGTCTGTTTCGCCCCAACGAGGTTCCGTATCTGCTTGGTAATCCTGAAAAAGCCAAACAGGTGTTGCAATGGGAGCCGCAGCATGATATGATCGCGCTTGCACAGATGATGTACGATTCCGACCACAAGCGAGAACAGCATAAACAGTAATGTCTGCCTACATCGACAAAAAATATATCAACATGGTGTCGCCGCAACTACAGCGGTTCAAGTGGAAGAGCGCGGAACTAGCGAACTGCCGATGTCCTCTTTGCGGAGATTCTCAACGCAACAAGACAAAGGCTCGTGGTTTTTTCTTTCCCAAGAAGAACGACTACTTTTTTAAATGCCACAACTGTGGTATTGGGCACTCCATGTATCGGTTCTTGCAGTTCGTGGCTCCTGCTCTTGCACACGAGTACGCGCTTGAGCGGTGGCGTAACGGCGAGAACGGAAAAAGTAATTATGTAAAGCCTGACGAGCAAATTCTTGCCCTGCCAAAAGCGGATATCAGTCTGCCAAAAATTGCATCGCTTCTCACCGATCATCCCGCATACAAATATTTGGAGTCCCGCAAGGTTCCACACCTTGACCGTTTCTATTTTTCAAATAGTTTTGGTGATTGGGTCAGATCCATCGACCCTACATATCTTACCGTTCCGAATGACGAGCGTATCGTTATACCGTTCGTGAACAAAGCAGGGGATCTCGTAGCAGCGCAAGGGCGCAGTCTAAGTGGTTCCAAGAATGCCATTCGATACATCACCGTGAAGTTCTGCAAAGACGGCAGAGCCATTTACGGCGAAGATCGTTTGGACTACTCTAGGAGAGTCTATGCAGTTGAAGGTCCGATTGATTCTGTATTTTTGGATAATAGCATTGCTTTGGCAGGTTGCGAACTCGCCCACGCTACTAAACTCTTTAGTGATTGCGTCATTGTATATGATAATGAGCCTCGCAACACGGAGATTGTTGCCAAAGTGCAAGAAGCCATCTCCGCAGGGTACACCGTATGCGTGTGGTCTGACAGCGTAGACGAGAAAGACATTAATGACATGGTGCTTGCAGGACGCACACCACAAGAAGTTCAGAAGTTAATTGATGAGTGTTCGTGTAGTGGTCTTGTTGCCCATGCACGGTTTTCACAATGGAGGATGCGATGAAAGAAGTAAAGGTTCTTGATAACGGATTCGTGCAGTATGTTTCTCATATGGGAAATGATTTAACTGTTGCAAATGCAGCGCGTGTATCGTTTCACAAGATTAGCGAAGAGTTCACCGACAAAGACGGTAAACTTATTAACTATCTTGCCAAGCACAAGCATTGGACTCCTTTCGCGCATCCACAGATCACACTGCGAATCAAGGCTCCCATCTTTGTTCGCACCCAACTATTTAAACATAAAGTTGGAATGACGGAGAATGAAGTAAGCCGCCGCTATGTTTCCGATCCACCCGTGGTGTACCTTCCTCGTTGGCGTGGCAAGCCTACAGGTGGAGCAAAGCAAGGCTCCGAAGACTTTATGCCTATAGATGACGATTACAACACTGTGAATCGACACTACGAAATGGCGGTGCGGGAATGCCTACTAACCTATGAGCAACTACTGAAGCGTGGTGTGGCTCCTGAACAGGCTCGTGCTGTACTGCCACAAGGAACCTATACCGAATGGTGGTGGACAGGATCGCTTTCGGCATTCGCAAGAGTGTACTCACAACGCAGTGATTCTCATGCACAATGGGAATGCCAAGAGTACGCCTCCGCAATAGCAGCAGTAATCTCTCCACTATTCCCCCATTCTTGGGGTGCTTTAACCGCCAAGCCACCCATCTGCCTCGCCTAAATACGGGGATGACCGATTTACCTAGTTCAAACTCACCCACAGAGCCGCGCCGAACTGCTGCCATTTCCAGTGGTAAGTATTCATCGGGTTCTGTATTTCGTTTAGTACGGGAGATCCGTGGTTCCGCGTACTCTGTGGGTGACGAGTTTATTCTTTCAGAAGAGCAGGACTGCTTTAATCCTAGCATTCTTAGGCTTGGTGGCGTTGGCGAAAACTATTTTGCTGACCCAAGTGGTCGCCCTCTTAAAATTGAAGCGGGAGACAAGCAGATTGATTCTATCTTTCAGTTGGTAGAACCCACTGCTGTACCATTACTAGAAGAAATCAAAGTAGTTTCGCCTCCTGTCCGAAATGTTTCAGAGACAGAGTTTTCTGCATTCCGTTCAGGTTTGGCTGATCTACTCACTGAGATTTCTGCTGTTACTTCCGCACAAGGTGAACGGGGCGAACGGGGCACTCGTGGATACACAGGTGTTCAGGGAGCAAAGGGCGATAAGGGTGAACAGGGAAATCAGGGAGAACAAGGACAAGCAGGAATCACTGGTGAACGGGGACAGCAAGGTGAGCAGGGAGTTGCTGGCGTTCAGGGTGATAAGGGAGACAAAGGCGATACGGGTAGTAGTGGTGCTGATGGAGTGCAAGGAGTTCAAGGCAACAAGGGTGATAAGGGTGATCGCGGAGATCAGGGGCTGCAAGGAGTTCAGGGCAAGAAGGGCGACACGGGAGTTGCAGGTAAAAAGGGAGACAAGGGCGACAAGGGAGATCGCGGTGAGCAAGGACTTCGCGGTGTTAGTGGTGCGCGAGGCGAAGCAGGAGTAGCAGGAGTAGCAGGTAAACGCGGTGCTGATGGTGCTGACGGCAAGGCAGGAGTCAAGGGAGTCCGAGGAGCCAAGGGAGATAAAGGCAGCACTGGCGATTCAGGTATTGTTTCCGCCAAGTTTCCACTTGTTTATGACGCAGCCGAAAAAACCATCTCAATTGATGAAGCACGGCTAGACAAAATTCTCAAGAAGATTCTTGGCGGCGGCAAGGTGTCTCCACAAGACATGGGTTGGCTTGCGTCCACGGGTGGTGGCGGCAAGGTGGCTGTATACATTAACGGCTCCAAGATTACTCCTGATGTTCGCACACTAGACTTTACAGGCGCAGGAGTCTCGGCTACAAAGGTGGGCGGGAAGGTTACCGTTAACATTACAGGTACAGGTGGTGGAACCGCCGCAGCAGGAACAAACTTCTACTATCAAGAAAATCCACCTGCTGCAATTGATGGAGTTACCATTGGTTCTCGGTGGATGGACTCCGACAACGGACAAGAGTACATCTATATTAATGACGGAAACACCCAACAGTGGGTACAGCCAGCAATTCCGAATGTAATATCAAGTGTTGTTCACACCGTTGTGACTATTAGTGCCGCAACTTATGAAGCAAGCAACCTAGACTATTATATTGGGGTTAGTTCTGGAGTACCATCAACTATTACTCTTCCTGAAGGACCAGCATACGGGCGAGAGGTAATAATTAAAGATGAATCAGGGCGGTCAAACACATACCCCATCACGGTGATTGGTGCAGATTCGGCTCTCATAGATAATCAGGCGGGTGTTACTATTGATACCAACAATAGAGCAATTCATTTTATATACAATAGTGGATGGAGAATAATATAATTCCATGCCACTAGATTTCCCCCCATCACCAAGCGTAAACAATACCTACTCCTTTGGCGGAAAAACATGGAAGTGGAATGGTGCTGCATGGGAGGTATTTTTCAGTATTGATAGCGGTGCTGCTGTCGTGGGCACCTCATTTGAAGTGGAAGTAACTGCTGGAGCAACTCAATACATCATTGGACTGCCTAATGATGTGGTATTAGGCGGTGGAATCAGCACAAATTATTTGAATTTTGCTAATGGAGCCACATTTTCGGGAAACTCTTCAGGAGTAACTCTTTCTAATACTTTGAATGTTTCGGGTGATCTAAATATAGCAGGACGACTCCTCGTAGATGGAGTCATTGTCAGCAAATCAGGATTCAGTGGATTTACTGGAAACGGTATAGTTGAGCCAGTAACTGATGTAGACCTAGACGGAGGAGAATTCTAAAATGGCAATTATCCGTATAAAACGATCAACAGGAACCAATTTACCATCAGGTCTTACCTTTGGCGAGTTGGCGTTTGTGCAAGGCAGTGGAGCCACCGCAAATCGTTTGTATATTGCAGGTAGTTCAGGTGGAACCGCATGGGTTGGCGCAGAGATTCTCAATTCTCCCGTCTATTGGAGTGGACTAACTGCACAAACCACTCTTGCAACCGTTTCTGCAACCGAAAACCGAATCGTTGCTGGTGGTGGTGTAACATTTGCATCAGATATAACAGTAAATATTAGTGCAGGTAAGTATTTTGGAAAGTATACTCGCGGAGACATTATTCCCGCAACAGGAAAAACTGTTAAAGAAGTGGTAGAGTTGTCACTTAGTGAAGTAATTGCTCCAACTATGAGTCTTACCACAGTGGGTCAATCTGTTACTTTCGGACAGACATCTGGATCTCTCAGCATTACTGTGGGATACACCATTAAAACCGCAGGAGCAAGCGCAGCAGGTTCTACACTAGAGTTTAGGTACGGAAGTGGAACATGGACAACCCTTTCTTCTGCTCTCAAGGACGATGCCAAGGGAACAGATGTAGCGTACAGTTCTGTATTCGCGCACACCACATGGAATCGCAGTGTTGATGCGGAATCAGGTGGTGGCTACTCAACCACGGCATTAAACTACCGATACACCGTTCATGACACATTCGGTGCAAGCGCATCCGCAACAGGAACCATAGGTGCAGGAGGAGCAGTACTTCCTAGTGTATCATTTGCTGCTGGAATAACTGCACCCACATTGAGAACGGGTTCATTCGCTGCGCCAAGCGGAACAGAAACACACACATTCCGAGAAAAGGGAAACACATTCACAACAGTAAATTTTGTTGTTAGTAGAGCAAATTCATATGTTCCCCTTACAAACTATGTGTTACAGGCTCAAGAACTAGTAAATAATTCCCTTGGTGGATGGACAACAATAAAGAGTGAGGCTATCTCAGGAAATCCTGGAACGGTTACTAAAGGATTAACATACTCTCCATCTGCAAGCGGAGCAAGTCTTGACCAATTGCAGTTCCGTGTAAGAGTAAATGATCAGTACAACAATACTCTTGGAACAACTACAGATAGTGCAACACAAACTGTGTATTTTGATTACATGATATTCTTTGGAGCAACCACAAATGTTCCCACAACATCAGCCGATATTCGCGGACTGTCTTCAGGAATTATAGCAGGAAATCCCGCAGTGTTTGGTAGCGGTGGCGGTGGAACTTCAATCAGCAATCCGTTTACGGGATTGGTTGGAGGAGCAAACAACAAGTTTATTGTTGCCCTCCCCGACTCTGTTACTCCGACCACGATAGTTGATAGTGCTACATTCGCAGATGTTAGTCCTTCGTTTATTCTAAGCGCAACCCTAACTGCTGTAAATGACAGAAGTGGTTCACCAAAGAATTACAATGTTTACATTATGGACAACACCAATCCATATAACGATTCTAGAACTCATACTGTAACACGAACGGGATCGGTTTCACAGCCGTAAACAACTATGCCTCTCCACATATACACACCTGGCGTAAAAGTTCCGAGCGGTTTAGAACCAGTAAATCCCATTCCAGTTGACTCTTGGTCTGGTCCTTATGTTGGTAGTTCCACTGCTGCTGCTATTTCACTGGCAAACAGCACAATTCCTGCTTCCCTGCGATTCTTGTCACTTGAAGCACGAATTCTTGCTCCCGATCCAGACAATGCTGGTCAAACTCTTGCATACAAGTACTGGTATCGTGGAAGTACAGCAAATGATGGACTTGTAGAATTCTCTTCTGCTTCTTCCACTTCCACTGGTTCTGGTGTAACACTAGCAGTTGCTGGCGCAGGAATTGTGCTGTCTCCCGCAGGAGGAACAGGAACAGTTACATTCATCAATAATGGTGTGTTGTCGTTCAACGGCAATACAGGTGCTGTTACAGGTGCATCGCTTGGTGCAAACACCTTTACGGCAAGTCAAACAATTTCGGGTTCATCTGCTTCCTTAACAGTTACAAACACTAACAATACTGCGACTTCAGAGTATACTAGCAGCGGTATAAATGTATCTTATGGTCCTGGTTCACAAACGATAGCGTATGGTCTTTCAGTTCCTGGAAATACTGTAACATTTCCTGCATATTCAACAGTACTTGCAGGACTTGCAGGAACACAGACCTTCAGTGGAACAAATACTTTTACTGCAATTTCAAATTTTAATGCAGGTATCACTACAGCATCCATCTACTCTTCCACAGGATCCACATTTGCTGGAACCCTAAAAGTAGTTGGCGGAGCCACCTTTGATGCACGAGTTGATGTTGGTGGTGTTCTTGAGGTTGCTGGTGGTGTCACATTAGAACACACTCTTAATGTGACTAGTGTGGCTAAATTCCATAGCAATGTTATTCTCGGCGATGAGATTACGGATAGCATAACCGCAACAGGAACTTTTCTAGGTCTAACTTCTAGTGGTCTGCTTATAGCAAATGCAGGTATTACTACAGCATTCATCTACGCTTCTACAGGTTCTACTTTTGCTGGAACCCTGAAAGTAGTTGGTGGAGCAACATTTGACTCTACTACGGATCATGGTGGTGTTGCACGATTTACCGCAGGACTCACTACTTCCTCCCTTGATGTTCAGGGTGTTTCCAAGTTTGCAGGTGGAGCAACATTCGCTTCGTCTGCTAATTTTGCTGTGGGTCTTACCTCTAGCGGAGATGTGGTTGTTGGTTCTGCTGGCACCGTACTCAAGACAAACGGCGATGTCACCATTGGTGCCACCCTCACGGTGAACGGCAACTTCTTTGTTGCAGGAACACTGACCACGGTTAACCAAACCACTCTTCAAATTGACGACAAGACTATTACTCTTGGTAGAACCCTTGACAATGATAATCTTGCAGACGGCGGCGGACTGATTCTGAACGCGAATACAGACAGAACACTCCTCTGGAATTCAGTCAGTGATGCGTGGACTAGCAGTGTTAATTATAATGTTGCCACTGGATACGGCTACAAGATAAACAACACCACAGCCCTTGCTTCAGGCATGGTTCACGGGTTGAGTGCTTCGGCAGGAATAATTACTGGTGGTACATGGCAAGGAAACTCAATTGGTCTTGCCTACGGTGGAACAAACAAGGATCTTGCTGCTGTGGGTGCCTCTGGTGGTGTGGTGTACAAAGACGGAACAGGACTAACGATTACCGCTGCGGGAACAGTTGGTCAGATTCTCCAAGCAAACAGCAGTGGTGCACCTGTATGGGTTAACACTACTTCCCTCACAGGAATCACAGCCGACAGAGTTAAAACCAACGACACGAATTCGGGCATATACTACCTTACATTCGTGGCGGGTGCTTGTGCTTCCACAGATCTGCTTGTTGATACCGCCGCAGGAGTAACTTACAATGCTGCATCGGGTGTACTGTCTTGTGTACAGTTGGAAGCACTTGTTGACGGTGGTACATTTTGATCACCTAGTTTAATCGCCTAGATAGAGTGAAAGGCTTTACTATGAACGAACCAAATTACAATGAGACTGTTGTGATTCCGTTGCTTCAGAAGAAGTTTCAGGAACTCACCAACGCAAATCTAGTATTGGAGGCTAATCTTCTTGTGGAAAAGGAGAAAAATGCCTATTTACAAAAGCAGATAGCGTACATTCGTGGCGACACACCACCAAAGAAAAAGAAAAAAGATGACTTGGTGATAGACGGCAACGCTGTCTAAAATATTTAATGGCACAAATAATCACAAAATATTCAACGACTTCTAGCACTTCGCCAGTTGGCTTGACCACTGGCGAGTTGGCTGTGAATATTTCAGACAAAAAACTGTATGTTGGTGGTGCAGCAGGATCGGTAGGATCGGTAAGTCTGTCTGATTCGTATGTAACCTCGTTTAATGGTAGAACAGGTGCAGTTCAGGGTGTGTCTGCCGCTAACGGACTTACAGGTGCTGTTACATGGGCAGCGGGTACAGGTCTAGATGTTTCTTCTGGTGGTGGAGCCATTACCTACGGAATTGGTGCGGGATTCGCACTGCTACGCTCTGTTGGAAACACAGCCGCCTTGGATAATATATCTAATCCGAACATTGGTGACTTGGTGTTTGTGCAGGATCGAGGAACTTACTACTACTGGGATTACTACGCCGCAGGAGGGACACTCGCGTGGATTAACATTAGTTTAATTTCAAGTGCACTGCAAGGAGATCTGAACGGTGACGGATCCGTTAATGGTGCAGACCTCGGCATTTTGCTTAATAGTTGGTCTGTACTATCTGGTAGCAATTCCTTGACTATCGGTGTTAAAGACGGCATAACAGGTGCTTTTAAAATATTTGCAGATGGAAGTGGCAATCCCAAGAAGCAAGACATGGTTGTGGTGTCAACCGAAGGCTTGACATCAGAATTCTCAGTAAACACAGACGATATTTATCTTACGGGAGTAGTTCATATAAATGGAGAGGGTGAAGAGATTGCACTCGAAGTCTTAAATGGAAGCACTCATGTTGGCAATTTGGTAGTGGGTTCAGGAATTGATTTATATAGTGGTTTAAATATTATTAGTGGTGGCATATCGGGTGGATTTATAGACGGCGGGACATTTGTATAATTACCTATATAGTAACAGCATACTTTACTAGTAACTTTTAAGGACACTACATGGCAACTCAACTAACTTTCCGCAGAGGCACATCCGAACCAACTCAAGCATCAGGGCTGACTCTTGGTGAACCAGCGTTTAATACCGCGCTGAGTACTTTCCATATTGGACGAGGAGCAGGTGTCACGGCTGCTTGGGTTGGTGCACAAATCAGTGGTCTGTCTACGGGGATTGCTGCGGGACTTACCTTGCAGGTTCCAACCATGTCTGCGGTTAAAGACTATGTTGCAAGCACCACATCTGGTGTTGCCACTCTAAACAGTTTAACAGGTGCAGTTACCATTGTTGGTGGCACTAATATTGGAGTTACCAGTGCTAGTGGAAGTATTACTGTTACGAACTTGGGTGTGCGAACCTTTAACGGACTCACTGGTGCACTTCAAGGTGTGTCTGCTGCTGTTGCAGGAACAGGCATCTCCGTATCAGGTGCAACAGGCTCTGTTACCATTACAAATATTGGTGTTCAATCTTTCAACGGAAACACAGGTGCAGTCACAGGAGCATCGCTTGGTGCAAACACCTTTACCGCACTCAACACATTCAACGCAGGTATTAGTGCTGCTGGTGGTGTGACTTTTGCGGGTGACATTGCAGTCAATGGTGGTGATATCATAACCACAAGTGCTACTGCAACGGTATTCAACACAACTGCAACCACATTGAGTATTGGTGGTGCTGCTACTACTTTGGTAATGGGTGCTACTACTGGTGATGCCGCAATACGGAATCCTACTTTGACATTAGGCGATACGGGTGCTGCTATCATTAAAGCAAAAAATGGAGGACTTCTATTACAATCATCAACTGGCACATCTCCGAGCGGCAGTCTACCAAATATTACAATAGATAATACTGAGAACGGTCTTGGTTTTGTAAGTATTATGGGTGGTAATCTATACCTTGGCTATAAACTAGATAATGTTGCCGCGACAACGCCAGTAAATATAGTGTTTGAAGGAGCAGACACTGACGAATTTGAAACCACATTAACTGTAGACAACCCAACAGCAAATAATACAATCGCCTTACCTAATGCTTCTGGTACTGTTGCACTCACAAGCCAGTTGATGGGGGCAGTGAACGGCTCAACGGCTGCAACCAATGCAGTGACTTCTTTCAACGGACGCACGGGTGCGGTTACAGGTGCATCACTTGGTGCAAACACCTTTACTGGACTCAACACATTCAACTCAGGTATAACCACATCGTCCATCTACTCTTCCACAGGATCCACTTTCGGTGGAACTCTGCAAGTAAACGGTGGAACAACACTTGGTGCACGAGTTGATGTTGGTGGTGTTCTTGAGGTTGCTGGTGGTGTCACAATGGAATCCACTAGTGATCATGCTGGTGCTGCCAGGTTTGCTTCAACAGTTGTTTCTACAGGTTCAGTAACCGCGAATGGTGGATTGACTGCTTCCACCCTTGATGTGAGTGGTGCTGCTCGTTTGGCTAGTACACTTGCTGTTACTGGTATTCTGACACAAACAGGAGGTGCTACCTTTGCATCCACCACTGATCATACGGGTGCTGCCAGATTTGCTTCAACAGTTGTTTCCACTGGTTCAGTAACTGCCAACGGTGGATTGACTGCTTCCACACTTGATGTTTCGGGAGCGGCTCGTACCACAGGAGATGTTACTGTTGGTGCAACTCTAACAGTCAACGGAAACTTCCAAGTTTACGGAACGCTTACTACTGTTAACCGCACAGACCTAAACATTGACGACAAAACCATCACGATGGGTCGCACCCTTGCAAATGATGCTCTTGCAGACGGCGGTGGTTTAAGCCTGTCGGGAACTGCTGCTCGTACATGGACATGGAGCAATACTCGTTCAGCATGGGAAAGTAATCAAGGCGTAAATGTTGCTTCAACTTACGGGTATGCCGTAAACGGTACAAGTGTTCTTACAAGTAATACACTGGGCAGCGGTGTTACTGGTTCTAGTCTTACCAAAGTTGGAACACTGACAACAGGCGTATGGCAAGCCACAGCGATTGGTGCAACCTACGGTGGTACGGGAATTATTTCATACACCATTGGTGATGTGCTGTACGCAAACGGCACAAGTTCTCTTGCTAAACTTACTACTACCACGGCAGGATATCTGCTGTCGGCAAACGGTGCTGGTGCTGCTCCTGAGTACAAGCAGTTGCTTGTTAAAGACGGTGGCGGAACCTCTATTGCCACGGTCACTTCTGGATCAGGAACTCTTAGTGCTACTATTCAGTATGCCACGGCATCACTCAAGGGAGTTGCATCGTTTGATAACACTAACTTTACTGTTAGTACTGGAGCAGTTACGATTACAGGAGTAGACGGTGGCACTTACTGATTGAAAATATTACAGTGGTTGGGTAGCAGAGCGTAAAGGCTCTGCTGTCCACATACATACTACAGCCTCTTGAAAGGAGATATATTATGGAAAGCAAGAACCCGAACGAAACTATTTTGATTCCCCTTCTAAACAAGCGACTCACTGATCTTGTTGTTGCAAATATTTTAACTGAAGCCAAGTTACTGTACTGCGAAGAAGAGAAAACAGAACTAAAAACACTGTTGGAGAAAGAGCAGACTGCGGCAAAGCAGTTTGTTGAAGACAACTCATCTGCTTTCTCCAAAGCACTGCAAGAGCAAACACAAAGCATTCGTGATACCTGTGAGCAGGAAAAAAATGCTGTGCAACAGGCTGCTGAACACAGCAAGCAAGAAATTGCTAAAAATTGGGCGCAAGAACTTGCAACCCAAACAGGAAACCTGAATGCAAGGATTAGTGCCTTAACGGCAGAACTCCAATCATCCAATCAAATGGTTAGTTCTCTTCGCAAAGAGATCGAGGAGTTAACGGTACCAGTCGTTGTTGTGGAGGAAAAAACTACCCCACAACCGAAGCGAAACAGCAAAAAACTGGCTCCTGCAATGAGTAGTGATACCTACTAAATAGGGGTAGGAGAATTTACATTGGCAACACAAATTCAAATCAAGCGTGGCTCTACCACTCCAGCAGGACTAACTGTTGGCGAAAGTGCCATGAACACGAGCACCAACCAAATCTACTTGGGTGGAACGGGTGGAACTGTTTTGGTTGGTGGACAAGTCACGGGTGGTGTAGACATGGGTGCAGGTTCGGCTGTTTCTGCCAATCGCATTCCCACACAGAGTGGTGTCTACAACTATGTTCGCAATAGTACTGTTACTTCGTTTAATGGACTCACAGGAGCCGTGGGTGGTGTGTGTGCAGCGCAAGCAAACACCTTTACCGCACTACAGACATTCACGGCAGGTATTTCCGCTGCGGGTGGCATGACGCTTGACGGCGGCAAGGTGTGGCACTCCCTAAATGACGGAATCACATCTGGTCTTGATGCAGGATTGGTTCACGGCGTGTGTGGTTCTAGATTCTTGGAGAACCTACAGACAGGTCTGCTGTACGGTGGACTCATTAGTGTGAACGCAGGAAATACTGCACAAGTGAATATTACCGCAGGTGCAGGAATGGTTGTTTCTCCTGGAGCATCACTCACAGCATACCCCATTCCCACAGTTACACCTGTTACATGGGCAGCAAAAACAGGGGTCACCCTTGCTGGATTGACTAGTAGTGACGAAACATGGCTTGCTATTGATAGCAGTGGCAATCTTGTACAAACGCTTGTTGCATTTACTGATGCACAGTACTCTTCACAGATTCCCCTTGGCGCAGCACTTCACTCGTCGCGCACAAACATTCAGTTGATCAAGGGATATCCCCATGTTTCATATGGGCAACCAGAGCAGTTTGATCCGTTTATTCGTGCATTCGGAAACTTGAAACTATCGGGACACGAAATCTCTGCAAACGGAGCAAACCTAAATGTGAATCGCAGCGCAGGAAAAGCGTATGCGATGGGAAGAAACTACAGCAACGATCCAAACAATCCCAACATTGTTACCGATACGAGTGCTGCTCCTGCAACTGGAATATATCGTTTCTATCGCAACGGAAGTGGTGCATTCACTACCGTTATCAACTCAGCAATTGATCCAAGCAAGTACGATAACGGAACAGGCACTCTTGCCACCACCACTTCTGCAAAGTTTACGATTCAGCGACTGTTCTATCTGCCTGATCAGCCAACTTTGTTGGGTGTGTATTACGGAAGACAAGAGTACAATTCCATTGCGGATGCACAGGCAAACATTCCATTTGAATCGTTTTCCGAAAGTGAGTCTACGGCAACACAGGGCATTTTCTGTGGATGGCTCATAGTTCAAGGAAACTGCACAGCCTTAAACGACACAGCCGATGCCAAATTTGTTAATGCAGGGCTGTTTCGAAACACTGCAAATATTGGTGGTGGTGGTCTTGCAATTGCGTCTATTGACGACTTGAATGATGTTACAACAACCACACCATCCAACAACCAAGTGCTTCGATGGAACAACGGCACAGCACAGTGGGTAAACAGTGATGTTTCTTCCTTGGCTGTTTCGTCCTTTAATGGACTCACTGGCGCAGTTACAGGTGTCACGGTGGGTGGTGCAAACACCTTTACAGCACTCAATACTTTTAATGCAGGTATCTCTGCTGCGGGTGGTGTAACCCTTGCAGGAACCCTCCAAGGAACGACAGGATCATTCTCTAAACTGCTGACTCTTTCTGATGGATTGAGTGCTGCGGGTGGTTTTACAGTTGGTAACGATATTTCTGTTTTTGGTATTAGAGTTGGCAGAGGAAATCGAGGTGCTTCCGCAGGAGGAGATACAAATCTTGCTGTGGGAGCCAATGCTCTTAAATCTGTTATTCCAAATCCAGGCTCATATGCAGGAATACAAAATTTAGCATTCGGAACGAGTGCATTAGAATTGACGACATCAGGTGGATATAATTCTGCATTTGGTACTGAGGCATTATATACCAATACTAGTGGTAATGGTAATATTGCTTTCGGTGTTCATGCACTAAGACTAAACACATCTGGAGCAGAGAACTGTGCTTTTGGTGGTGGACCAATGTATCAGAACACAACTGGTGGATACAATACTGCCATTGGAAGTTTAGCATATTATTACAAAAGTACAGGCAGTTATAATGTTGCCGTAGGATTTCAGGCAGGATATAATTTTGGTACTCCAAGATCTGGTAGTAATGTAACATCTGCAACTAACTGCACACTAATCGGTACTTATGCTACTCCTTTGACCAGCGGATCAACAAATGAAATTGTCATTGGTTATGATGCAATTGGTAAGGGCAGTAACACGGTTTCGATTGGAAACAGTTCAATTACTGCTACACACCTAACAGGACTTGTAAATATTTCTTCTGGTCTGAGTGCAGCAGGTGGTGCAACCCTCGGTTCACGAGTTGATATTACTGGTATTCTTGATGTTGTTGGTGGTGCCACAATGGAATCCACTCTTGATGTGGTGGGTGTTTCTAGATTTGCTGGTGGCGTGACTTTTGCAGGAACACTTCAAGGAACAACAGGCTCATTCTCTAAACTGCTGACTCTTTCCAATGGATTGAGTGCTGCGGGTGGAGTAACATTTGCAGGTGATATTGCAGTCAACGGTGGTGATATTACTACTACAAGTGCCACTGCAACTCTTTACAACACAACTGCAACTACTGTAAATATCGGTAATGCTGCTAGTACAGTAGGTGTAATGGGTGCAACAGCAGGTGCTAGATTGAACATTGGATCTAATTCTTATGTTAAAACTGGTTCTAAAAATACAACCACTACAACAAAACAAGAGATTTTTTCGTATATAGCGGTAGCACCACCCCTTGCCGACACATATTTTGCTGACATAATTATTACTGCCAACTACGGTGGTAGTATTGCTGGTAGTATTAGTTCACAAATTACAAAAATGTTAGTTGCTACCTCTTATAATACAGCCATAAACCATACAGAATATGGAAATGTCAATACTGCTGGAAATTTGGCAGTATACACCGCTGAAATATCTGGAAATAATGTAATCATCTACGCAACACCCACTTCTTCGAGCCCAGTCTACCCAACGGTATTTAATACTTATGCTACTCTTATAAAAGGATCTCTGGGTGCTAACACCGAGGAATAATAATGGCTATACAAAGATTTAATGCCGTAGGTGGATACTCAACAGGACTCACCGCAACTGCCGTGATTGATGACACTGGTAATATTACTGGTGTTGGTGCAACATTCACAGGAACCTTTAGTGGTGCAACAGGATCATTCTCTAAACTGCTGACTCTTTCTGGTGGATTGAGTGCTGCTGGTGGAATTACATTCTCAAGTGCAATAGTATTGCCAATCAACGCTGCTCCCGCAATCACAATTGGAACTCATTCAACAAGAAATCTTATTCTGTCATGCGTTGATAGTGCGGGACTCATAGAAGTAGGAGGAAATACATCAGCATCACTAACAGTTCGTCAGGCAAGTGGTGGGGCTGTTGTAATTGGTGGAGGAATGGGCAACGCATATCTTTCAATATATGATGAAACTGGTAATGCCTATTTACAAAGCACAAATCTATTTATTGGAGATGGTGATGGTGTGGCAAATGGTAACTACATTCATATTGATGATGCGTCTACGACCATCACCGCTATTTGTGGTAGTTTTGGTGTGAGTGGTCGTCTTGATATGAATGGGGGATACTCCGAAGCGGGTGCCACGGCTACACAGGCAACAAACACCATAACATTTAATGCTGCTTCAGGAAACACACAAAAATTTGTTCCTAGTGCAGTGACCAATACCGTTAATTTTACTAATATAAACACCACCCCAACACAGTGCACATCCGCAACTCTAATATTCCTGCACGGTGCAACTCCTTACGGACTTACTACGGGAACATTCTCTGTGCAACTAGCGGGAGTAACCAAAACTGTGAAGTGGTCTGGCGGATCTGCACCAACGCTAACAAACACTGCAAACAAAACAGATATTCTTAACTTCCTGACATATGATGGTGGAACTACTTGGCTTGGATTTGTTGGAGGTCTGAATTTCTAATGTTTCCATCAAAGGTAGGTTTTCACTCCTCTATTCTTACTCCGAGGCTGACCAGTACTCTTGTGGCTTTGAGCAGAAGCGTAAACAATTACGGTACGATTGGGTATGTTCTCATCGGTAACATAAACAAGCGTGAAAGATTTTTCGTAACAACAACGAATGCTAACATTACAGTTCAAATAGAAACTACAAGCACATCAGCAAATCCCTTTTTTGTGATTACAGGAACAAATGCGTTTGCTACTCCTATTGAATTAAAAATCAACAATGGAGAGTATATTCATATTGGTGTAAAAGGATCCGTTGTAGGTACTGGAACTTTATCCTTGCGTTCAAATAGTTCTACAGGAACAGTTTTGGCAAGCGTTGCATACACCGTTATCACTGGTGGCAGACCCTAAACCAAATAATCATCCGAATATTTCTCTTGTAGAGAAAGACAATTTGAACCTTGACTAAATTTCTTCTTACGGTATAAATAATAGTATGACTACCCACCACCACATCACAGAAACACCAGAAATTCGTCTTCAGAATGACATTAGTGCAATGTACGACAGTGTAAATTTGATAAACGAATTAATAGCAAACAATCAACATTCTGATGAAATCCATGATACTATTAGCAGAAATG